TGCTTTAGCTAAAATGAAAATGTATGGCAAAAATAAAAATGAAGAAGCCGATTGAGTACAATACAATTGTACCAAGGCCTAAAGACAGAACGCAAAAAGGACAACTAATTGTTGGAAAACAATTCGTAGTTAAACCTGTTGCTAAGACAAAATGAGCGCACTAAACACACAAACCGGAGGAGCGCATTATAAAAAATATGCAATCCAGCCTATAGAGTTCATCAGCGCAAATAACCTTGATTACTTTCAAGGCAATGTGCTGAAGTACTTATGTAGGCATAAGGACAAGAATGGAGCAGAAGACATAAAGAAAGCTATTCACTACCTTGAACTTATTTTAGAACTACAATACACAAACCATGAGAGCAAAACGCAAACATCTAATTGTCAAAGCGAATCCAGAACAGAAGGAGTCGCATGAAATCCAAATGCCAGACGGCAGTACAATCAGTATTTATTTAGGGAGAAAGTTTGGGGAGAACAATAGGGAGGTCTACCCTAACGTATGTGAAATCATCAGCGTTGGAGATGAGGTAACTGGAGTCTCTGTAGGAGACAAAATAATCCTGCACCACAACATCGTTACAAACGAGGCCACTCACATCAAGAAAGAAGACGGGTACGTGTACATGGGCATACCAGCAGACGGACTGGTTTACGCTAAAATTCAAGAAGACGGAACGCTGATTCCGCTATTCAGAAACCTTATAGGAGAGAGAATTGTAAAAGAGAAATTTTCTCAATTTGAGTACGAGGACAAGACCGAGCAACACAAGTTCAAGATTCTTGCAGTACCAGAGGACTATACTGACGTAGCAGCAGGAGACACAATACTTGCGTATAAGTACTCCGACTATGAAATGGTTTACCATCACAAGAACAGGGAGTGTAGGGCTATCAGAATAGCTGCTGATGACATCCTTGGAATATTCAACTAACATGGAAGACAGAATAAAACAGCTTGAGCAGGAGATTCTTCTGTACAAGCAGGATGGTATGCATGCGCTATACTTTTCCCTAAATCGTAAAATGAACGAGCTAGCCTCCTCCATGAATGGGTTTACCCTTGACTTCAAAAGTGACGACAAGTCTTTTGACAGATTTCAGAAAGTGACAGGTTCGGTAAAAGACATGGTAGAATCAGCGGCTTGGCTTAGAAATAACTACATGAAAATGTCAGAAGAAGAAGCAAGAGAGGCCGAAAAGAAAGGAATACCACTTATTGAATTACTCGCTAAAGGGAATAAAAAATGAGTGTAGGTAGAAGAATAAGCCATAAGGGATTAGACTTAAAGTTTACCATAGACACCAGCGCCCTTGTTGACAAAATAAAAGACCAGTATAAGCCGGAACTAGAAAATCTCAAGAAGCTTTTGGCTAAAAGAGACGAGTACATTTGTCGTATTCACAGGATGACTAAAGACCCTGACACTACCATATTCATGTTTACTAACGGGTTAAGGGTAGCAAGAAAGGCAAGGAAAGCTTTTGGGTACAGCGAAAAGCAATACATGGCGCTATCTTTTATGGCCAACACAAATATGTGCAGGGAAGAATACCTTTCGAGATTCTTAATCAAAATAGGCTACTCCAAAATAACCAAAATGGAGATGGAGCATTTAGTTCTAGATGGTAGAATTGTAAAACTTCAAAGACAGTACTACGCCATTACGGACAAAGGAAGGAGTGTAGTCAACTCAATATACGCAGCGTACAGGCAAGACTTAGATTTTTATATAAAGAATAAGAAGGTTCCAAGAAAAACATCCGTAAGAAACAATCCAGTCAAATATACAGAGGCTGAAAGAGAGAGGCGTTCTCAAGCATACAAGCTGATGATGCGCCCATTCTGGGATGGGGGGTACAAGGTAATGCCAAAAGACAGAGACATGAGGGTTAAGTATTTGCTTGGCTGGATTGAAAAAAAGAAGACTGCTGGATTCTTTATAGACGATGTATATATGAGACTGGTTGAGAAGTGGAGTGGCAATCCAACTCCAGTAAAGCTATAGTCCGCTAAATAAACTATATTTGTCGTAATAAACGGAATAATATGCAGTTCTCAAGTATGGATGAACTCCTTAGTATGTCTATGGACGCTCCTTCTAAGAAAAGAAGGATGGAGTACGGATTAAGGGTAGCTCAAGGTATATTCAATTCAGCTGACAGGAATACCGATGGGTATTATGGAAAGCGTTATAGGCAATGGAGAGCAAACAGAGACTTCAGCTACGGTACAAATAGCATGAAGGAGTTCATGGACTTGATGCGTATTGAGGGAAATCAATCCTATATTAATCTTGACTGGACACCTATTAAAATTGCACCTAAGTTTGTAGAAATACTTCTTGGTGGATTCATGAATAGGAAAGAGGTTCCTGCCGTTACAGCTGTTGACGACATGAGCACCAGCGCCAAAGAAGAAGAGAAGCAAGAGGCTAAGTTCCGCATGGAAAATAAGGAAAAAATCATGCAGATTGAGGCCGAGATGGGTGAAAAGATTGAAACTAATAAGTATATTCCAGAAGACGAAGATGATTTGGCCTTGTACTTTGACATGGAGTACAGGCTTCCAGAAGAAATATTGTTTGAGCAGCGCATTAAAAAGGTATTCGACAATAACGACTACCCTGTAATGAAGCGCAAGATTCTAAGGGATTTGATTGACACCAACTTCGCTTGGACTAAGCTTAGTTACGACCCAAATGACAACATCAAAATCAGCGTTCCGAAGCCAGACAACATGATTTATAACGTGTTTGAGTCTGACAGCGGTAGAGACATTTCATACGTTGGAGAAGTCTACCCAATGAAGATTTCCGTACTTAGGAGAAAATACAATGTAGACGAAGAAACTTTGTTCAAGCTTGCACAAAAGGCATCAAGAGAGCTGAAGAGAAGCGAGAACTTGTACTGGAAGGATTCTTATAAGTACACAGAGATTCGTCCTTATGATGATTATTCTGTTCTAATATTTGACTTTGAAGTTAAAAGCGTAGACGTAGAGTATTCAGTAAAGACTGAAAACAAGTTTGGCAACTTGCTAGTTGTCCCAAAACAAGGAAAGCCAGTAGCTCCTAAAGGGCAAGAAATTGTTGGAGAGGTTATTGAGACAAAGCGGATGAACATATACCAAGGAATTTGGGTATGCGACACCGACATCATGCTGAAGTGGGAGATTAGCCCTAATCAAATTAGGCCTTACCAAAACGGAGTTGACGTATTCTTCTCTTATTCAGTCATCAGCCCCAACGCAACAGGTTCTTTAATCCCATCAATGATTGAAAGAGCGCTTGGGCCTATAAGGCAAATGGTTCTTATTCGCCTTAAGATGCAGCAGCTGATTGCTACAATGCGTCCAGACGGCTACATGATTGACATTTCTGGATTGAGAGATGTTGACTTGGGACTTGGAGATTCTGTAGAGCCGCTTAAGCTGATGAAGATTTGGGACCAGACGGGTAGAGTATATTACGATTCTACTGGAGATGATGGGGAAAGAAAAGGGCCTCCCATTACTCCACTCCCGTCTAACCAGAACGTTTCAATGCTCAATACTTTGGTTGCGCAGTATAACTTTGAGCTGGAAAGGCTTAGGGAGGAGATGGGTATTTCCGAATACAGGGACGGCTCGTCAATACCAGCAAAGACTGGACTAGGGGTAATGCAGCAGCAGGTTCAATCTTCCAATAACGCAACAGAATATATTTACCAATCTTGTGTACACCTTTTGGAAGAGACTGGAAGGAAAATTTCTATGATGCTTTGGGATTCAATAGTCCTAAAAGCTAAGAAATTTAAAGAGTTTGAGGGTTATGAGATGAGCCTTTTGGACATGACTTTTGATGTAAGGGTTAACATGATTAATGACGACCAGAGCCGTGCTGAATTAACACAGTTAATGAATACTGCACTGGCCGCAGGTACGATTACCTACGAACAAGCCTTTAAGATTAAGCATATTGAAGATGTTAAACTTGCTGAACTTTACTTAGCAAGGAGCATGAAGAAGGCTAAGAAAGAAGCGCAAGAGACTGCCCAACAGAACGCCCAGATGAATGCACAGATTCAGCAAGAATCAGCTGCTGCTAAAGCGCAGGGAGATGCACAACTGGAGCAAATGATGGCAGAAAGCAAGATTGCGGTTAACAGAAGTAAGAATGATGGAGACAAAGAAATAGAGTTAATTAAGTTTGCTACCACAATGTACGCTTCAGTAGTAGGAAAGGGAATTGAACTTCCTGCTGAACTTAAGCAGTTTGCTGACACCATTTTAGGTAACGCAATTCAGCCACAAATGCAAGAACAGGCAGCACAACAAGCTGCAATGGAGCAGCAAATGATGGCGCAAGAGCAAGGAGTTCCTATGGAGGTTACAGAGGAGCAAATAACTGAAGAAATGCCTCCGCAATAATTAGTTTGTGTGTGTTTCATGGTTACGGGCGAGGTTTATACCTTGCCCTCTTTTTTTGTTAGTAAAAAAATTATTATATATTTGCTTAGTAGTTTAAGGACAAGTAAATCCTAAAAACAGTAATAAATATGGAAATAGTAGACATTGTGCAAGAATACGCACAAACACAAGAACCAACACAGACACAAACGCAAGAAACACAAACAGAAAGCTCTTTAACAAATGAAACGACAACTACGGAGGTTTCTTCTGCTCCTGCTCCTGAAGGTATTACCAACGAATCAGCTTACGAATCGCTGCTTTCTGGTAAAACGAACATAGGAGAAGAGCCAACCACAGAACAATCAGCTGATGTTATTCAGATGAACGCTGAAGAGGCGTATGTTCCAAGTGAGGAAGCTAGCGGAATGGAAGACGTTATTGATGAGGATGACTTCATCAAGAGCAAAACCGAAGGAAAGTTTTCTTCATGGGAGGAAGTGTACGATGCTTTAGAGCAGCAAGCACAACCTCAATTTGAAAACGAATTGTCAGAAGCCGTCTATCAGATGCTTCTTGAGGGAAAGACAGAGGAAATTTTTGAAATTCTAGGCACAAAACAATTTGCTGAAGATGTTCAAAACCTTCCAGACGAAGATGTCCTTAAGGCGTATATCAAGGTTAATAACCCAGATTTTGACGACAATGACGTAGAAGATGAATTTAACGAATCTTATTCTATTGATGAGTACAATTTTGACGAGTCAAAGCTTAAGAGGGAACAAAAGAAGCTGTCCCAGCGCATTAAAAACGATGTGCAAGACGCAAAACAGTTCTTTGAGAATTTAGCTCAGGATATAAAACTTCCTGAGTTGTCTAGGCGACAAGCGGAACAAGCGCCACAAGAAGATGCAGAAATGGAAGCAATGATTCAAGAACAAAGGTCATTGTATCTTAACTCACTCAATGGCGTAGAATCCAGAATTGGCTCATTGCCTTTCCAATGGAGAGACGACAAAGCCAATATGTCTGTCAATGGTAAGTTTGACATCCCTGCGCAGGAGTTGTCAAAATACAGAC